GGTGAAGGCAGCTTCTCCAAGCACATGGCGCTGGGCAGTTTCTACGATGACGTGATTGAGGCGATCGACGATCTGGTCGAAGCCTATCAGGGCGCATTTGATTTGATCGGCAGCATCCCGGCGCCAGAGACGCCCAAAGGCGACGTGCTGGCGCTGCTTGAGGGCGACGCCGACTGGATCGAAAGCAACCACGAAGACATCTGTCTGGGCAACCGCGCGGTCGCTAACCTGATCGACAGCCTGACCGGCGTGTACTTGAGCACCATCTACAAGCTGCGGAACCTGAAGTGATGGTCGATCCGCACGAACTGTACGTCCGCCTGACCACGCATGAAGCCGTGTGCGCTGAGCGCTGGAAGGAAACGATCTTGCGCATCAAGCGGCTCGAAAGCCTGCTGATCGGCGCGGCTGCTGCTATCATTGGCCTCCTTGCAACGATTGCTTTCCGCGTATGATTAATCGCCGCTATCTTGTCCTTGTTGGGGTTGCTTGGTGTAGCACCGTGGTCGCGCAGACCACGAACTACGTCTACGACACAACGACCACCAGCACAGCGTCGAACACGAACGTCAACACGTCCACGAGCACGGCGACGAACGTCAACACGAACAACAATATCCAGTCTGGTACGGTGACCAACATCAACCAGAACACCACCAGCGCGACCAATGTTAACACGAATAATAACATCCAGTCGGGTACGCTGACGAACAACAATAACAACGTGAACACGTCCACCTCGACGAGCACGAACAACAACATTCAGTCGGGCACGCTGACGAACATCAACCAGAACACCTCTGCGGTCACAGCCACGAACACGAACCATAACACGGACGTGTCTACCAGCACTGTGAACCAGACGGTCAACAACACGACCAACAGCACGATTGCCAGCACTAACGTCAACCAGAACACCAGCACGTCTGAGAACCTGAACACGAACGTCAGCACCTCGACTAGCACGGCGACGAACACCAACATCAATCAGAGCGTATCGACCAGCACCAACGTCAATCAGAACGTCTCGGCCAGCACGTCGGAAAACGTCAACCAGAACGTCAACGTCAATGACAGCAAGAGCACTAGCTATAGCGAAAACGTCTCGCGGCAAGTCATTGACCAGAACGTGAAGTCGCCGCCGCCTAGCGCCATCGCGCCTAGCATGATGAGCTACAGCCAAGATGTTTGCACGACTGGCGCGAGCGGTGCTGTGCAGACGCAGATCTTCGGCCTCTCGGCTGGCAAGGCGATCCGCGACCACAACTGCGAAAACCTGAAACTGAGCAAGACGCTGTACGATATGGGTATGCGCGTGGCTGCCGTTAGCCTGCTCTGCCAAGACCGTCGCATCTTTGAGGCTATGTGGGAAGCTGGCACGCCATGCCCCTACGACGGCCTGATTGGCGACAAGGCAAAGGCGGCGTGGCTGGCTAATCCCGACAAGAAGCCTAAGAAATGAAACGCCTTGCGCTGGTGCTGGCATTGCTTGCCGCACCTGTCAGCGCTCAGAGTTACGACCCCACGCTTCTACCGGCGCAGATCATAGGTGCGCCGACTACCATGACGCCGCTCAATCTGGGCGACGATAACACCCGGCTCGTGGAATTTGGCTTTCCGTTTGAGTACTTCGGCCAGACGTTCACCAGCGCATGGGTGTCGAGCAACGGCTTCGTCTCATTCCAGTCGGGCGATAGCCTGTGCTGCAATGGTATGCCTATGGAACAAGCGCAGCGTAACACGATCTATGCGTACTGGTCCGATCTCATTAGCGGGGGTAACCCATATTACAGGCTAACATCGACTGATGCGCTGTTCGGCTGGTACGGCACCAAAGAGTACGGCACGAACAACTCAGAGACGTTCGAGATCAACCTGTCGCCCAGCGGCGCTATCCAGATCAACTACGGCGCAGTTGCTAACAGGTACCACATCGTAGCCGCTGGCATCACTGGCCCCGGCGTTGATGATAATATCCAGCTATTTCTTGGCACCAACGTCGCTAACCTGTCGTTTCAGTCCGGTCTACTGACACCAACAGCGCCGGTCGTGACGCCAACTGTAGACTGCGCAGCCACGCCCAACGCGCCTGAGTGCGTCCAGTCATATACCCCGGTGGCAACGCCTGTTGCAGAAACTGTGTCCCAATCTGACATAGTTGCGGAAGCCATAGCAGATACGCCTGTCGTTGCTGAAGCGACCGCCGAAGTGCAAGAGATCACTGCTGAGACTGCCACTGAAGCGGCAAATCAAGTCGATGAAGCTGCGCGCACCGAAGAGCCAAAAGCAGAAACTGAAAAGGTGGCTGAGCGTTTATCGCCCGACCAAGTGTTGGCGCTGGCGGCTGGCGGTATGGAGCAACAGGATAGCGCGGCGCAAAGCAGTGAACAGATCGCCGCAACCGAGGCGGTTGCTGCCGCTGCCAGCGTTACTGAAAGCCAAAGCAGTGCACCCGTAGCTACAGAGCAGGCAGCTACGCAGTCGGAGGCCGCCACTACAAATGTGGTAACGGAGCGAGTACAGATGGCGCAAGAGGCGCAAGACGTGCCTCAGCAGACCGTCACCACAGTTACCGTAGCCGATGCAGAGCAGGCCGTGACGGATGATCTACACAGCGGGTTCAAGGCAGCCAGCGTCGAGCCTGATGTACTGGCAGTTGAGGTGGCGCAGCCGCCAGCGCAGGACGATATGGGCAGCCCCGCGTCGCAGGTCACCACGATGGAACTGCTGTCTAACTCTATGCCAGAGATGGGGCCGCAGCCTGAGATGACTGGCAACACGAACGATGCTATGGCCGAGATGGCTGTAGTGCCTGCGGGCTACGGCTCGTATGTTCAGGCTCGCATTCCAGATGCACCCTTTTATGCACCAAAGGACATCTATAAAAAGCGCAAGATACCTGACGCCTACTGGGAGCTTTATCGCATGATGCGCTCTCAGGATGCGGCGTGGAACGCAATGGTGGAGGACCAGTATGAGTGACGAGGAAAAGACCAGCTTAGAGTTCGGAGGCATGACCTTCACGGGTGGCAAGCTGTTCGCCCTCATCACGGCTTTGTCTACCGCTGGCGGCGCGCTTTGGGGTGGCTTTGAGGTGTATCAGCAATTCCTTACCATGAAGGAAGTCACTGAGACGTATGCGTCGATGGGCGACGACTTCACCAAGATGAAGGAACGGCAGGACAGCAACGAGCAGATGATTAAGATGAACTTGGAAACAACCAAGTACCTCTCGGATAACCTCGCTTCGCTATCTTCCAGCCTTGGCAGCGGCGTCATGAGTGCCCGCCAGACGGTTGACGCAGTCTCGGCCAGAAGCCAAGTGTCCGAGAGGGAGACAATGCAATCGCAGCGTGCTATCATCAGCGAACTGCGGCAGCAGGATCAGGAGCAACAGCGTCGTATTAAAGACCTTGAAAAACAGATGGACGACAAGATCAACAAGACGCTTAGTAATCCGCTTGCCAGCAAAGGAGATTGAGCATGAGTTTCTGGGATAAGTTTGAGAGCAAGCAGGACGGTATCGAGGATACCATCGAGTTCACGATCCGTATGGCAGTCGTAACACTGTCGTGCGTCATCCTTGTTGTGGTCGGCGCACTGATGGTCGGCCTGTTCGTGCCTGACACTGTGGTCGATAGCCAGAAGGTGTTCGACATTATCGGCCCTGCGTTCAACACCGTTATCGGTGCGTTCGTCGGCCTGCTGGGCGGCCTGAGCCTCAACGCCAATGCGCGTGATGCCAAGCCGGAAGAACCTACGCCAGTCGAGCCAGAGCCTGCTCCCGAGCCGGTTGTCGATCAGCCTGTAGAGACAACGCCCGTTGTCGCTCAAGAAGAGCCGGTTGTGGCAGACAACGTCGAGGATGATGACGACGACATGGCCCCGTGGGAAAAGTATCGCAACGATTTGCGCTACGACGCCAACGGAGACGGCGTGGTTGATGAAAATGACTTCCCTGATTGGCGGAGTGCTGGACAATGAGCCTCGTAAATCTTCAACAGAAAATAGGAGTTGGCGCAGATGGTGCGTTCGGTCCGGGCACGCTTAAAGCGGCTGCAGCTTTCTATAAGCTATCACCTAATCGCGCTGCGCATTTCTTTGCTCAAACGGCGCACGAAAGCGGCAATTTCAAGGCGTTCAGCGAGAACCTGAACTACGGCGCTGCTGGCCTTCGTGGCATCTTTGGCAAGTACTTCCCGACTGATGCGCTGGCCCGTGCCTATGAGCGTCAACCGCAAAAGATCGCCAACCGCGTCTATGCCAACCGCATGGGCAACGGCGATGAAGCCTCGGGCGAAGGTTGGCTGTACAGGGGCAGGGGTAGCCTCCAACTCACTGGAAAATCGAATTTCAAAGCGTTCTCGGACTACATCAATCGCCCGGACGTGATGACGAACCCGGACCTCGTGGCAACTGAACTCGCCTTCGAAAGCGCCCTGTGGTTCTTCGACAAGAACAAGCTCTGGTCGATCTGCGATCAGGGCATCACCGATAGCGCAATCCTTGCTTTGACGAAGCGGATTAACGGAGGCACGCACGGCCTCGATGACCGCAAGGCGAAGACGAAAAAGTTCGCAAGCTGGCTCTAAGGAGGCCGACATGGACCTGAAGAAATTGCTTATCAAAGAAGCCACTCGCAAAATCTTGCCGATGGAAGACGACAAGCCGAAGCTGGGCGGCAAGGCCAAGGCGGCCGCGCTGCTCGGCACCGTTGCCGCTGTCGCCACGGCGGCATCGCACTTTCTTGGCGGCTGACATTACTTTGTGATATAGGGGCGCGGTATGGCTACCACGATGACATTCACGACGCTGCAACAGGACGTTCGGCGCTACCTTGAGCGTGGCGCAACCTATGCGTCTGACCCCGTCGTGTACGAGCAGATACCGCGCCTCATTAACCTTGCCGAGCGTCGCATTGCGCGCGAACTCAAGGTGCAGGGCTTCATCAACGTCGTCACCGGCACGCTTACGCCGGGGCAGTCCGTATACCCCAAGCCCGACCGCTGGCGCGATACGGTGTCGATGAACATTGGCACCGGCGCGAATAACAATAACCGCAAGATCATTTTCTCGCGGGTCTATGAATATCTGCGCAACTACTGGCCCAACCCAGATGACGCCAGCGAGCCGGTATTCTACAGCGATTACGATTACAGCCACTGGCTGATCGCGCCGACGCCGGACATCGCATACCCGTTTGAAATCCTGTACTATGAGCTGCCGCCGTTGCTGGACGACGAGGTGCAGACCAACTGGATTACCGAATACGCGCCGCAGCTCTTGCTCTATGGCACACTGCTTGAAGCCACGCCGTTCCTAAAGAACGACGAGCGCATTCAGGTGTGGCAGAGCATGTACGACCGCTCGGCGGCCATGCTTAACGGCGAAGACCTCGCCAAGATACTCGACCGCTCTGCGGTTCGGAAGGAGGCGTAATGTCGAGCTACACTCAGGTCTTTGGCGGAAGCACTATTTATCCGTCAGACGTATCCTATTTGGCGCTCAGCCTGATAAGCGACACCACGCTTCAGTGGCCGCTGGAAGCTAACGTCGGCAACAACCTTGTCGCCCGGATCATTGACGTTACGCCGACTGGCGCGTTCGCGATCACCATGCCGCCCGCCGATCAGACCGGCGTTGGCCAGACTGTGCTGTTCAACAACATCGGCCCGTCCACGATTACGATCAAGGACAACGATGGCAACACGCTGCTGTCGATTGCGCAAGGGTTGCAGTGGCAGCTTTACCTGACCGACAACAGCACGGCTGCGGGTGTCTGGCGCTCGTACCAGATGGGTGCATCGACGGCGCAAGCTCAAGCCTCGGCGCTGGCTGGCTACGGCCTCACCGCCACCAACGCCACTCTGTCGCAGTCCACGCCGGTTACGCTGTTCAACAGCGACTATACCGCAGGCATCGCCGATCGCGCTAAAGCCTTCGTGTGGACCGCTGGCCTCGGCGTGTTCACGCTCCCCTCGGCCTCTGCTGTCGGCGACAACTGGTTTGTGGCTGTTCGCAACGGCGGAACCGGCGACCTCACTATCGACCCGCAAGGTCTGGAAACGGTGAACGACGCAGCGTCGCTGACCCTTCAGCCGGGCGACAGCGCCACGCTGATGACTGACGGCATCAACTGGTACACGCTTGGCCTCGGCCAAGATGCAACGTTTGCCTTCGATTACACGTCGATCAACGTGGCGGGGCTTAGTGGCAACTACGTGCTGGGCGGTTCGGAACTGAACCGTATTGCCTACCAGTTCACTGGCGCGTTGGCTGGCGACATCGACATCGTCGTGCCGAAGACGGTGCAGCAGTACTGGGTTTACAACAACACGACTGGCGGCTCGTACACGCTGCGCGTCAAGACCAGCACTCAGACGCCGGGCGTTCTTGTTGCCCGCGGCGCTCGTGCCATCCTGTACTGCGACGGCAGCGTGGTGGTCAGCGCCGAAACGGGCGGCATCGCTACGCCTGTTGCCATCTTGGACGGCGGCACCGGCGCAACGACCGCTGGCGGCGCGCTGATTAACCTTGGCGGCACCACGACCGGCATCGGCCTGTTCACCGCCGCGTCTACGTCGTTGGCCCGCACCGCGCTGGCCGCAGCCGCTTCGGGCGCCAACAGCGACATTACGTCGCTGTCCGGCCTCACCACGCCGCTTAGTGTGGCGCAGGGCGGTACAGGTTCGACCAGTGTGCCGACCAACGGCCAGCTACTGATCGGCAATGGCACGGGCTACAGCACCGCCGCCATCACGGCTGGCTCGGGCATTTCGGTGACCAACGGCTCCGGCACGATCACGATCACCAACGCCGCATCGAGCTTTGATCCTACTGCCAATAACACGTTCACGGGCCGCCAGACGTTCACTGGCAGCACGACTGCTCTTGCTGCGGTGTTCAACAACATCGCCGAAACCACGACGGTAAGCGCCACGGCTGCGACTGGCACGATCAACTACGATGTGACGACGCAGTCGGTGGTTTACTACACGGCCGCCGCCTCGGGTAACTGGACGCTGAACTTGCGCGGTAACGGCACCACGTCGCTGAACACGCTGCTCAGCACCGGCCAGTCGATCACGGTTGCGTTCCTTGTGACGCAAGGCTCGCCCGCGTACTACAACAACGTTGTGCAGGTTGACGGTACGGCAACGGGCGTCACGACCCGTTGGCAGGGCGGCACCGCGCCGACTGCCGGTAACGCCAGCAGCATTGACGTGTACACTTACACGGTCATCAAGACGGGCAGCGCCACCTTCACGGTTCTGGCTTCGCAGACCAAGTACTAAGGAGCCGCGCGATGCCGACTATCATCACGCAAGGTGCGGCAAGCGCTAAGGCTCTTGGGTTTGCGCGTGCTTCCACCGGCGGTGGCGGCACGTTGCAAACGGTCACGTTTACGAGCAACAGCACATGGACCGCGCCAACCGGCGTGTCGCTTGTTACTACGGCGTCGGGCTACGGCGCCGCGGGTGATCCCGCAAGTTCGGGCTGGTATTCCGGCAACGGCGGCTATTTTGCGTATTCACTGGAGAGCACGGCCAGCGCGGGCAGCCCGAGTAGCACGCCATCGTATGCGGATGTCACCGGTTACGCTAACGCATCACTATCAAGTGTAAACTCCAGCAGCGCAGACCGCACGATAACTTTTTATCCTGTGCGCTACCTGTACAATCCGAATACCAACGGTACGACTATCAGTTACGAAAACCCAGTGTCAAAGCGTGTGCGCGGCCTTGGCTCCGCTTCTAGTGGTCCGTGGGACAATACTTCAGGCACATTGGTTAAGGGTATCGGCAATGGCTGGTACTTTAGCATCGAGCAGTACTATGAAACGTCCGCGACAACTGGCGCGTCGTCCACTGCTATCGGCCTCACGTTCCCCGGCGGCACGGGCGGCGCGGCTTCGACCACGACGTACACCAACACGGCTGTCACGCCGGGCAACAGCTACAGCATCGTGGTGCCCAGCGGCGGCTCCGTCACCCTTCAGTATTACGCGTAAGGCAGGGCTATGGCTGAGAACATCGTACAGATCAGGTCACTGCCCGGCATTAAGCGGGACGGCACCAAGTTCGAAGGTGACCAATACGTCGACGGGCAGTGGGTGCGCTTTCAGCGTGGCCTGCCGCGCAAGATCGGCGGCTACCGCGCGATCAGCAAGTATCTGCGTGAAGTTAGCCGCGCGCTGCACGAGTATACGCAAGACGCCCTGACCTACGTCCACAGCGGCTCCAGAAACTACGTTGAGCGTTTCTTCATTGACAGCGAGTTGAACACCTCGGTCATCAGCAATCGCACGCCTGCGACGTTGACTGAGGACGCCGCCAACATGTGGCAGTTCGACGTGGACACCGCGGCGGGTCTGGGCGGCATCCAGCTTATCGCGCAAGTCGCGCCGAACCTGAACAGCATCAGCAATAACACCGGCGGCCAGTTGTTCTACGGCGACTTGCTCGGCACCTCGGCGCTGACTGAGATCACGAACTTGCCAACCGGCTACAGCGTGACCGGCGGGATCGTGGCGCTGCATCCGTACACCTTCGCATTCGGCAACAACGGCTACATCATGTGGTCGGTGCCGGGTGATCCGACTGACTTTACCGGCGACGGTTCGGGCGCAGCCAACATCACCGGTCAGAAGATCGTGCGCGGGATGCAGTTCCGGGGCGGCCCCGGCAACTCACCATCGGGCCTGTTCTGGTCGGGCGACAGCCTTGTGCGCGCCTCGTTCGTCGGCGGCGACGCGATCTTCCAGTTCGACACGATCAGCGCGCAGTCGTCGATCCTCGGCGCGAACACGGTTATTGAATACGACGGCATCTTTTACTGGATCGGCACAGACCGCTTCCTGTCGTTCAACGGCGTCGTGCGTGAAATCGAAAACGGGCTGAACCTGAACTACTTCTTCGACGGACTGAACATGCAGTACCGGCAGAAAGTGTTCGCGTTCAAGGTGCCGCGCTACGGTGAAATCTGGTGGTGCTATCCGCGCGGTGACGCCACCGAGCCGTCGCACGCCGTAATCTACAACGTGCGCGAGAACACTTGGTACGACTGCGAGCTGCCCAACGGCGGCCGTTCGGCTGGTACTTTTGCGTCGATCTTTCCCAAGCCGCTCATGACCGGCGTTGTGCCGACGATCAGCGGCGAGGAAGTGCGCGTCACTGAAGCTGGCGACACGCGCATTACGGAAGACGGCAACACCCGCGTGACGCAGGAAAGCAACGTCGAAGAATACCGCCTGTGGGTGCATGAGGACGGCGTGGACGAGATCGACGGGCAGAACTTGCAGCCCGTGCTGTCGTTCTTTGAAACCGCCGACATGTCGCTGCCGGTGCAGAGCCAGACGAACAAGTCGCTTCAGGTGCTGATGCTTGAACCGGACTTCGTGCAGTCGGGTGACATGACGGTGCAAGTGCGCGGCCGCGCCAACGCCCGCTCGCCGGAAGTGAACGGCGACATCATGACGATTTACGAGAACCCGCCGACGCCGCAGGATCAGGTTGTTTACTTCAAGACGCAGCGCCGCGAACTGCGGTTCCGCTTTACCAGCAACGCGATCGGCGGCGACTATCAGACCGGTCTGATCTTGGCGCACGTCCAGCCGGGCGATGCGACTGTCATCGGATGATCGACCCGCGCGGCATGACATTGCTTCAATGGGCAGATGCGGTTATACTGTCCAACGGTGACGCTTGGTCCTTTGGCCGCCTAGTCGATGAACGCGACTGGCAGCCATGGGCCGCGGCGTTTGTACGCGCGCAGCCCTTTGCGCAGCGCAACCCTCCGAACCCGTATCAATTCACCGAGTGGCGCGAGTGGGCCATGCGAGCATACCCGATGCTAGAGGGACAAGGTTAATGGCTGATTACGCAGTGTCTCCCGCGACCCCTAGTGCGGATGAAATGGACGCATGGCTGACGCAGTATGTAGCTGACCAGAAGGCTGCAAACGCAGCGCGCGCACAGCAACAGTCGATCCTTGATAAGTACATTGCCGATCAGGCCGCCAAGGGCAAAGAAGTCGTATCGCTCAACCCGTATTCAAGCAGCGGGCTGGATCAGATCAACTATGACATTTATCAGGGCTTTCATCCGGTAACGGCGGACAACGCAGCTTCAAACACGGGGCAAGTGTTCCGGTTCGACACGATGAACACCGGAGGAACCGGCTCTCTTTCCGCCCCTGACGCCAGCGGCAATATGGTTGAGCGGAACAATGCCCCTGTGGTGTTTCAGCCGGGCCAATCCTACGCGCTGACTGATGCCAAAAATGAGGTTGTCGGCCGAGCATCTACTCCCGAGGAGATGCAAGCTCTGGTTGAGAAACAAGCCGGAATGCCATACGGTTTTAACTTGTACAAAACCGATGCGCAGGGCAACTTCACGCCGGGCACGCAGCTTTTTGGCGCAAGTGACCCCCGAGTTGGTGGCGTCATGGGCGCGCTTTTGCAATACGGCTTGCCCCTTGCCACGGCTTTCATTCCCGGCCTGAATGTTCTTCAAACTGCTATTGCATCTGGTATGGCTTCAGGTGTTGGCGCGATGTCTGCCGGAAAAGACCCGCTTAAAGCTGGACTTATTTCCGCCGCTACGGCTGGGTTGCTCAAAGGCACGCCCCTTGGGTCTGACATTGGCAAAGCACTCGATAAGGTTCCGGTGCTTGGTGACGCGCTGCAACAAGTCAACAAACTCATGCCAAGCGGCGTTTCAAGTGCCGCCAGTGATGTGGCTTCGAACGCACTCGGAAACGAGATCGTTGTTAACGCGGCAAAAAGCGCACTTCCCGGAATTATCGGCGCTCTGGCACCGACTATCGCAAGCAAAATACCCGGCTTGTCCTTTGATAAGCTGCCTTCTCTGGACGAGATCAAGCAAGCGGCACCGACCCAAGGCGCCGAGGGCGCCCTCGACGCCGCCGACCCGCTAGTCGTTAACGGCGTTCGCTACTCTGACCTAAACAGCGCTTTTGACGGGATCATGGGTTCGGTTACACCTAGCGTGCTGAACCCGAGCGCCTCGATGCAGCCGCCCAGCGCCGAAGACCAGATCGTCGTAACGGCAAAGCCGAAACCAGTGGATGCTACCACCGGGGCGATATCTAGCGCCGTGCCTTCGATTATTGATACGTACACTCCAAGCACTGTCGGCCCAGATGGCGAAATCGTCGTTACGGCAAAGCCTAAGCCTGATCTGAGCAGCGTGTATGGCAGTGCAGTCAGCGAATTGCTGCCCGATGGCGGATCGAAGGCGCCCACCAGCACCGAAAAGACCGACACCAAGTCCACCCTCGACAAGGTCATCGACGTTGTTGAAGCCGGTGCGCCGCTTATTCCGCTTGTCGAAAGTCTGTTCGGCGGTGGCGGCGGTAAGTCGTCCGCGACGATCCCCTTCGGCCTCGGCGCCAAGAACCCGCTGTATTCGGCCAAGCTGCCCACGCCCGGCGTCAACGGCGCGTTCAAGGTCGGCGGTGTGGGCGGCGCTACCGGCCCCACGGCTCCGGCTGGCGGCGACTGGACCAAGTTCGGCATGGGCACCGCCGCAGAGCGCGTGAAGCCCAGCGACATCCCGCAGTATGGCGGCGTGAACCCGGCGGGTTACGATCCGCTCACCTCACAGTGGCTCGGCCCGCAAGAGACGCCGCATGTCAATTTTGAAGTGAAGCCCGGAACCGTTGAACCTGTCAAAAAGGCCATGGGCGGCAGCTTTGCCGTTGGTGGCCCCGGCGATGGGCGCAGCGACAGCATCCCCGCGCAGTTGTCCGACGGCGAGTACGTCATAGACGCCGAGACTGTCGCGCTGCTCGGTAACGGCTCCAGCAAAGCCGGTGCGGCTCAGCTCGACAAGTTCCGCGCGAATATTCGCAAACATAAGGGCCGCAACTTGGCCCGAGGCAAGTTTAGTGTTAATGCCAAAAAGCCCGAGGCATACCTGTCAGGAGGACGTTCGTAATGGCTCTCAGTGATTTCTTGACAGGGGGCGCTCAGGTTCCGGCCGGGTCCGCCGTTAAGGCGCTCAGCACTTCGACCACGCTGCCCGACTGGTACACCAACTACGGCATGGATGTGCTGGCCAACCAGCAGGCTATCGCAGCCAAGCCGTTCCAAGCGTACACCGACGCCAGCGGCAACCCTATCCAGCGCTTTGCTGGCTTCACGCCCGATCAGGAAGCCGCGTTCAAGCAGACGCAGCAAGGCGTCAACGTGTTCCGCCCCGAGCTGAACACCGCCTCGCAGCAGACGCAGAACACGTTCGGCCGCTCGGGCCTGAACGCCGCGCAGCCGTACCTCAATCAGGCTGGCCAGACCGCCGCACAGACTGTCGGCGCGTACATGAACCCGTACACCGAACAGGTCGCCAACCGCATCGGTCAGCTTGGGCTTCGCACGTTGAACGAGCAGCTTCTGCCCGGCATCAGCGACCGCATGACCGCCGCTGGCCAGTTCGGCGGCACGCGTCAGGCTGAACTCATGGGCCGCGCCTTGCGCGACACCATGGAAGGCATTTCGGCGCAGCAAACCGGCGCACTTCAGCAGGGCTACGGTCAGGCGCTGGGCGCGGCTCAGACCGATCTGTCGCGTCAGGCTACCCTCGGGCAGCTCGCTGGCGGCCTTTACAACACCGACACGTCGAACATGGCGGCAAATGCGGCGCAGATGGCCGCACTTGCCCAGCAGCGCCAGAACCAAGAGCTGGCGGGTGCCGGTGCGCTCAACCAGATCGGCACGCAGCAACAGCAGCTCGGCCAACAGAACCTCGACTTTGCGCGCGCCGAGTGGGAACGCCAGCAGGCAGACGAGCAGAACAAGCTCAACGCGATGATGGGCGCATTGCAAGGCGTGGCCGGTGCCGTGCCGAAGACGGTCGAAGAGTTCGGCATCACTCCGAATGCGGTGCCGACCACCACGACGGGTCAGGACATCGCTTCGGGTGCGACTGCGGCGGCTGGTCTTATCAACGCCCTTAAAAAGATTTAAGGAACGACAGTGTCTCACTATACGGCGGATCAGTGGACAGATTACATTCGGAAAAACTTCCCGGATGCGATGCCGACTGAACTGGAGCGCTGGCGCAATGCGAACAATGTATTCGTTGATGGATTGCCGCCCCCAACGTATAGTGGCCCTCTGTCCACGGGCGGCTTCGCAGGCGAACTGCCCCCAGTTAATCGGTCGCAGGCTCCGGTCTACGCACAGCAAGGAACGCCGAAAGTGGAAGACGACGAAGCAACTGCACAGGGCGCGCTTCCCAGCAATACCGCGCCGCGCACGTTGGACGATTTCTACCGAATGCAGGATGCGTTAACCGCTCGCCTCAACACGCGACTGTCTACGGCGGCAACCAATCGGCAGAAGAACTACGACGAAGAGACCGAAGCGCTTAAAAACCGCCGCTTTGGCCCGTCGCGCTCCGAGCAGCTATTCGCGCTGGCAGCCGCCATCGGCAAGCCCACGCTGGGCCGCAGCTTTGGCGAGATCATGGGCAACATCACGCCCGCGCTGGCCGACATCCAGAAGACCAACCGTGAAGCTGAGCAGGCGAAAGCCGACGCGCAGCAGGCACTGCGCCGCAAGTATCTGCTGGAAGGCGACGATGCCGATCTGGCCGACATTGACCGGCTGCTCAAGCTGCAAACGTCTTCCGCTGCGGTGTTGAAGCAGCCCAATCCGTGGTCCGGCGCTACTTTCCAGCCGGGCGTGGGCTGGGTTCCGCGTCCTGATAGTGGGGCCGCCCCCGTTGCTATAGGCAAAGGGGTAGTCCCCGAAGGCAAGTACAAGGGCCGCCCGACCACGCAGTATAGCGATGGCTCGTTCACCGTAAAGGACGCTGCGGGTAACATCATTCATTTCGACGCCAAGGGAAACCAGACCAATGGGTGAGCGCATTAATCCGGCTTCCATTGATTGGCAGCCGATTGAAACCCCGGCGCAGACAGCCTCGCGTCAATCGTCCCAAGCTGGCGCTGCGTCTTCTGCCGCCAACACGGAAGAGACGCGCTTGCGTCTCAAGTACCTTGAGGACGAACTGAAAAAGAAAGCCGAAAAGGCTCAGATCGACATTCAAAACGCTCGGCTGCAAGGCCAGACGCTTAACGAGGGGCAAGGCAAGGCCACGAACTTCTACCAGCGCACTTACGCTGCGAACAAAACGTTCGACAATCTCAATCTCGACCCCGACAGCTTTTTCAACGTGGCGTTCCATTCGGTTGCGCCCGGCATTCAATCGCATTTGAGCAGCGATGAACGCAATCTGGCGCGCGACGCTGTAACTGACTTTCTTAGCGCCACGCTACGCCTCGAAAGCGGCGCGGCGATTGGGCCGCAAGAATTTATCAAGCAGTACCAGATTTACTTCCCCAGCTCAGGCGCAGGGCCGAAGGAAATTGCCGAAAAGAAGCGGCTGCGGCAGCTCGCGATTAAGGGCTTTGCATCTGAGGCTGGTCCAGTAGGCATCGAACAGGGTAACAAGAACCTGATCGAACTTGGCTACATGACCCCTCCAAAGGCGGAAGAAAAACCGGCGCAGCCAAGCGCGGAACAACAGCCAGCCACCGTTTCCGCAGTTCCTCTCGGCGGTCCGCACGCAGGTGAAGGGTATGTACCCTCAGCCGGTGTGGCTTCGTCGGAAGCTACCACCACCGCAGTTGAGTTGCCGCCCGAAGGGCAGCAAGAGGTGATGAATTACATCAACTCTCAACGCGCTGCTGGTAAGCGTGTTACGGAAGAAGGGCTTACGACCTTCGTCAACGGGCTGTTCAAGAAATACAACCTTCCGGGCCAAGTGGCTCCGGGCGGTGCTAAGGCCAGCGTGAAGTCCGTCAATGAGGGTGGCGCTTTTGGGGGTGTTGCACCCGCTGAAAAGCCGCTTACCACGGGCGAGAAGCTCTCTAATAAGTTTCTGCAAAACCCGCTCGGCGGTGCTGTCGCAGGCGGCGTAACCGGGTTTACCGCAGGTCTTATGCCGGAAGCTGTTGGGCTGCTCGACAAAGATGCTCAGCAAAAGATGGAGCGGTCGATTGCTTCGGCGCGCGAAGTCAATCCGGGATTTACCGCCGGTGAGTTTGCGGGTCAGATGTATGGCACCAGCAAGCTCGGCGGTTTGCTGTCTCCGGCGATGAAAGTTGCCGGTGTGTCCGAAGGCTTGGCTCCATCTGTTGCCAACATGGTGTTTGGCACCACGCAAGGCGCAGCAGAAGCCGAACCGGGAGACCGCTGGTCGGGCGCTGCTAGGGGCTTTGGCTTGTCGGCACTCGGCGAGTTGGCACCCGCCGCTGTTTCGCGTGTGCTGAAGCCGAACACTTCTGAAGACGTTGCGTTCCTTCGCAGCAAGGGTGTCACTTTGACACCGGGCCAAACCATCGGCGGCCGTGCTGCTCGTCTCGAAGAGATGGGTTCTAATCTGCTTTTGGGTGGCGGTGACATCGCGATTGCAGCGCGCAAAAAGGCTTTCGATGATTTCAACCGCCAATACCTTAACGAGGCGGGATCGCACATCGGGTTCCAGTTGCCAGCAGCAAAGCTAAAACCAACTCAGCGCATGAAAATGGTTCGTGAGGCATTTGATAACGCCTACGACAACGTGCGCAGCCGCCTTAACTTTGTCCCGGATCAGCAGATGTCCACCGACTTGGCGGACTTTGAGGCAAAACTCGGATCGGACATGTACGCTCCCGAGAACGCCAATCGGTTGAACAAGTTGCTGAACGATCAGGTGCTGCGTCGGGTAACGCATCCGAGTGCAGGCGGCGCAGATTACAAAGAACTTAGTTCTATCTTGCGCAAGCGGCGCGATGCCTTTGCCAGAGCTGAAAACTGGGAATTGGTTGATGGCGTTGACGAACTGCAAGCCATGGTTGACGGTGCTGCGCGCCGCAACTCGCCTGCTGATGTTGTTGAGGCGCTGGACAACACCGATAAGGGTTATGCCTATTTCGCCCGCGCACAAGACGCTGGACGAATGGCGGGTTCGGAACCGGGTGCTTTTACCCCCGCGCAGCTTATGTCGGTCGAACGTCGTGGTGATACCACCGTTCGTGGCCGCGCCTTTAACGAGGGCGACACGTTGGCGCAGCAGTGGGCCGACAGTGCGCAGAAGGTTATGGGCAATCTAGAGCCAAACAGCGGGACCGCCGCTCGCCTAGCAGTTGGCGCCCCCCTCACCGGAGCATCTGTTGTCGATCCGACGGGGGCCGGGTATCTCGCAAATATTTTGCTCGGCGTGTCAAATACCCCCGGCATCAAGCAAGGCATAACCGCCGCTATTGCGGGACAGCGTCCTAAGTTGATAAGCGATCTGGGCGAACTTATGCAGCGCTATCAGCCCGCCATTGGCAGTGGAATAAGTGCTGCCTTGCGCGAAAAGACGATCACGCCTGAGCACAAGGAATACGTGCGCTTTACGCCCGGCGCACAAGGGGCCGAAGGCGACATCGTAACTGCGCTCCCTACGTCGGCTCCAGCAGCTTCGCCTGCGCAAGCGCCTGCCGCTGAAGCTCCCGCAGAAGAAGCTCCGCCAGAGTTGGGTGGCCGCAACATCGTGTACGACCCTGCGACCAAGATGTTCGTGGACAAAGACACAAATGACGCAGCGCCGACTTTGGGCGAGCTTATGGCCAAGCCGGTAAAGAAAGCGCACGGCGGTCGGGTTAAGTTGCCTCCCGCCAAAACTCGCGCGGAACTGTTTCAACGCTACGCCGGAGTTCGCTAATCCGTGGCCAAGCAGCCCCTATCGCTGGACCTCGTTCCTGAAGACAAGCGCAAGGCGGCGATCCGCAAGAGCGTTAACAAGGGGCTGCGGTTTGACGTAAAGGTCGGCGGCAAGCGCGACCTGAACCCGCGTGGGCTGTCCGTGATGCAGCAAGACTTGCGGGATCGCTGGGGGCTGCAACCCGACATCAAGCGTCCCGGTCTGCTGCCGCTGGCACGCAGCGCCAGCTCGGGTAATATTGAGCCGACTGCGCCCCAGTTCGTCTACGATCTGGCTCGTGCTTTCGAAGCGCCCGGCATGGTGCTTGCGGGCAAAGATGTCGATCCGGTGGAGGAAGCGCAGAACTTTGCGCTCAACTTCACCGGTGCGGGCCTCGGTGCAAGCCGCGTTGCCGCGCCAGTTGAAGGCGGACTGGCTCTCGGTATGTCAGGCGCGCCGAAGACTGCGGTGCCTTCTATCACCCGCGACTTCACCAACGCGACGTTCAACCCGGAAACCTTTGGCCTCCGCAAGACGAAGGACTTGCCCCGGCTGCAGGCTTCACCGGTTGGTGTGGAGCATTTCCGCGTCGTCCCGCAGCCGAAGAAAGTGTCGCTTTCGGACTTCGAAGGACGGCCCTTCATCATCTCGATGGCCGATAGGTCTGCCGCCGGTGACCGGATTTCCAAGATCGGAAAGCACGAGCTGAATTTCCCGGTGGAATTGCAGGGCGGCCAAGATTTCATGCTGGACCCGACGCAGCAGGGCCTTGTCTGGGCCTCAGAAGCTGCGCCGGTGTCGAATATCATGAACTTGGCCCGGCAGCTTCACGAGACGACGGGGCAAAAGCCTCTGTACCTCCCGTTCCGCATGGGCGGCGAAGGATCGGACTTCGCCACCATGACCGGCGAAACCATGATGTCGTATGCTGATGCCGCGCTCGGCAAGCGGGACAAAGCAGCGTTCAATCGTGTCATTGAAGGCTACATTCCCGGCTTCGCTGGCATCAGCGACCCGCTGGGCTACGAGCAATTCGCAGCGCTCCCCGGCGCTAAGCGTAAGCAGCTTCAAAGCGATCTGGCGGTTAAGTTTGGCGAGGAGGGTGGCGGGCTTACGCTTCCCATGACCCGCGCTATCATCGCCGATCCCGCGCAGCTCGATAAGCCGTCGTTCATGCTGCAGAACGTGGGCGAAATCGACCCCACCCAAGAGGTGTCGAAAACAACCGGTCACCGCACCTATTCACGAGGCGTCCCCGGACAGGCGTTGGGCACTCTCGGCGAAGACGTGAACGTCGCCCAGTTGCTCCCCGATCTGAGCCGGATTTACAACATCGGCGACCCCCGCGAATTCAGGGGGCAGTACGCTGACTTCACCGACTACGGTAAGCAGCTCAAGATCGCAGAAGAAGCCGCCATGCGCGAGCAAGCGCTGCGTCAGGGCAAGACGCCGAAGGTGTACAACACCGAGCGCGGGGGCACCTCAAAGTACATGCAGTCTGGGGCCAAGTTCGGGGTGCTCACCCCGGAACTGCTTCGAATGCTAGAAGGGCAGTAAATACCGATCCTCGAACTTGGTGGCCGCGTCTGGGCATCCGGCTTTTTCGAGGAACGCTACGACTTCTTCCCGCGTTACATCCGCCTTCGGGTCCAGCACGTGCTTTGCGCAAAAAAGTGTCAAAGCGGTTCGCATGGCCTTGGGGATCGATGCCACCGGATTTACGACGGGCTTCACGCTTCCGCCGCCTTGGCTTCGGCCATGAGAGCCGCATAGGCGATGTTATCCTCGGCGCTGTCTGCATGATACGCAGAGCGCGTGAACAGGCGCACTTGCTTGAGCTGCTGCATGAACAGCCAGCCCTCGGCCTCGGTCAGATCGCGCCCGGTGATGGCGTTGAACGCGGCCACGGTCTTGGCCATGGAGCGCTCGCCCTCCGGCGTGTCATAGGTCTTGCCACGTTCGTGCATCAGGGCCGCAGCGCGACCTAGCAGCTCAGGTGCCTGCACTTGCGGCACGTCGTGCAGCTCAAGCGACACGGTGTCTTCGAGCACATGTTCGTTTTTCATTGCTTCCTCGCTTTCAGTGCTTCAAGCAAAATTTCCTGCACGGACTTCTTCGATTGCAGTCGGTCAAACACCATGTCGTCCACGGTGTTTCGGGTCATAATATAGTGCACAAACACGGGCCGGTCGAACCCTGCCTGCTTTTGGCGCATTGGGCCGATCCGCTCGATGATCTGCAAATGCTCTTCAAGCGACCAGTTCAGGCCGAAGAACGCCAAGATGTTGCCGCCCTCGGCTAGGTTCAGCCCGTGCCCTGCCGACGCAGGGTGAGCGAATAGTATTTCGATGTTCCCGGCGTTCCACTGGCGGATCGTATCAGGGTCAGCGTCCAGCACCCGAGCTTTAGGGAAACGGTGCCGTAGGCGTGCCAAGTCGTGCTTGAAATTATAGGCCACAAGGACGGGCGCGCCATTGGCTTCTTCGATGACGCTTTCGAGCGCGTCGAGTTTCGCATCGTGAACCGCCTCCCAGTTGCCGTCCTCATCCGTGTAGATCGCGCCGTTGGCGATCTGCAAGCACTTCTGGGTGCGCACCGCCGCGTTGGCCGCCTCGACGCCCTCTGCGCCGATCTCGGCGAACATCTCTTTTTCCATCGCCGTGTATATGCCGCGCACGTTGCTAGACAGATCGACGTAGATTGGATTGTGGATCGGCTCGTCCACCGGCAGCCCGGTGACGGTCAGGCAGATGTCGCTGAGCAACTCCTGTATCTCGGCCTGAGCGTGCGCCAGCGGCTGCAAGCTGAAGCCATCGTAGCCCTTGCGAAACCAGCGCTGCTCAAAGGCGCTGAAGGTGCGCCCCAGCCGTTCGCCCCGATCAAGGAACCACGTCTGGCCCCACAGGTCTTTAAGGCCGTTCGCACTGGGCGTGCCGGTCAGGCCGATGAAGCGCTTGACCTTGGTGTGCGCCACTTTGCCCAGTGCACCGGCGCGCTTGCTGCCCTGCCGGATGCGGAAGGACTTGAGGCGCGTCAGCTCGTCAGCCACGACCGTGACGAAGGGCCAGTCGTCGCCCAGCGTCTCGCACAGCCAGCTCAGGTTGTCGTAGGCCATGGTGTACACGTCGGCGGGGGTGTCAAGCGCCGCCTGACGCTGCTTAGGCGTGCCGTTGATAACCGACACCTTGAGGTGCTTGAGGTGGTTCCACTTGATGACTTCGTCCACCCATGTGCTGATGGCCACGCGCTTGGGTGCCAGCACCAGCACAGGGAACACCGGCTCAAGGAAGTCCAGATGCGTGAGCGCCGTCAGGGACGACACGGTCTTCCCGCCGCCCATGGGCATCCACAGCGCGGTGCGCGGGTGGCGGTAGAGCCACTCCATCGCCTCGCGCTGGTAGTCGTGCGGTGTGAAAGTGCGGGTCATGCTCGTACCTGTGCGACGATTGCGTCGATTTCCTCCACAGATCGTGCGATGAATACGGGCACCCCGGCCAGTTCCATCCGCTCAATCTCGCGGGCCTGTAGCTTGCTCAGCCGGTCGCCTTCAGCCTTGATCTCGATGAAGGCGGCACGCGGCCACGTCCACCAGATGAAGCAGTCGGGGCAGCCGCTGCGCCCCTCCCACCGCACCTTGCGGTACTGGCCGCCGCTCTTCTGCACGACGTGCTTGAGGTGGTCCTGTAGCTTGCCTGCCGGTGTCATCAGTCCTTGCCGAATAGTGGATGAGCGGGGATGCCTTCCTGTTTTTCAGTCCAGTCAAGGTTGGTTTCGGACGAATAGAACACGCGCGGGGCGTAGAACCGAAGCTGGTCGATAAATCCAGCCACCACGTTCCAAGCGCCGGGGTCTTTGACGTGCGCGGCGTTGTTTTCAAGCAGCGTCTCAAGAGCCTTGATCTGTCCCTCAAGCATAACGTGCAAGGTCGCCAGACGGCTTTCTTCGCTAATTTCGGCCTGCAAAACAGACACTACATCCAGACGTTTCATACTGTGCTCCTTTCAATCCAGTTTCGCGTAGCGGTACATCTCATGCCCTGCGGCTGCCAGCGGCAAGCCGGTGGACCAGCTCTCTCCGCGCGTCATGTGCGCCGACAGCGCCTTAACGGTGAAGGCCGGATCGTCCGGCGTCTCGCAGATCAGCTCGTCATGCACGCGCACGCAGACGGGGTAGCCCTCAGCGTCGGCGCGCAGCATGCCGCCCATGAAGATGTCACGCGCCACGGCCTGCACGATGTTTTCGACCAGCTTGCCGCCGTAGGTGCCGAGCGACAGCCACTGTTTCGTGAACTGGTCCACGCCGTCATAGCCGATAGGCCCGCGCATTTCGATGCCGTTGGCCATCTCGCGCTTCCAGTCGAGGTGGGCGTTGGGGTAGCACAAGTACCGGCCAGACGGCAGCTTGATGCACAGCCAGTCCATGCCCAGCCACTGCTTCACGCCGATGCGCAGCGCGCGTACCTCAAACACCTCGCCGGGGTTCTTTAGCGCCTTGATCGCCGCACGCTCCACGTCGTACCAAAAGCGCACGGTCATCGGGTGCTGCTTGCGCCACGCATTGACGATGCCTTGCGCCTCTTCCTCGGGCATGTTGACGCCGTAGATCGCGCCCATGGCAGCGAACGCGCCGACGCCGCCCTGATAGCCGCAGGCCAGCTCAGGCACTTTGCCCGACACCTGCCGCTCGTCCTTGGTGATGTCGCCCGGCTCCTTGCCGAGGATGCGGCCAGCGGTCAGCTTGTACAGGTCGTGCCCGACGCCGCGATCGAAGTCGTAGAACGCCTTGACTTTCCAATCCTCGCCAGCCAGCCACGCCAGCACGCGGCCTTCGATGTTGGACAGATCGGCCACGACCAGCTTGTTGCCCGGCTCGGCCACCAGACAGCCGCGCACCGCCGACGAGCACAGCTCGCTGACGTTGTCGAAGAGCAAGTCTTCGCAGTCGAGCTTCATCGCCTCAATGCCGTGTTCGATCACGTCCGGCTTCAGCGCAGGGCGCGGCAAATTCTGCGGCTGGAAGATGCGGCCAGCGTCGCGGCCAGTGCGTGACGCGCCGCAGAACTGGATCGTGCCGCGCAGACGCCCGTCAGACGACGCGGCGTTCAGGATGACCTTGTACTTGGCAGGCGACGTGGCCGAGGCTTGCTGCCTGATCTCAAGCAGCTCACGCACCACCGGGTCCAGATCGCCCTTGAGCAGGCCAGCCACCGTGCCCTTGGTCATGTCCTCCGGCGCGAAGTTGTGATGAACTGCAAGGTAGTCCATCAGCTTCTGGCGCTGCGTCAGGCTGGCGACCACGCCCCCGGTTATAGCGGCGGTACGAGCGGCCAGAGATCGTGAAGTTCGTTGAAAAGCTCGGAGAGCGGCGGTGGCCAGCTCCCGGTCAACGGCGACGCCACGGTCATTAATTCTTTGGTCTGCGATCCACAGGTCGCGCTCACGACTAGAACGGTTCCAATGCGGCAAACGTCGATATAGCTCTCGCATCGCGTCCACATCGAGGCGGGCGTATTCGATGAATGCGTTCCACTCATCCGGGTGGGTCTCCCTCGTAGCCCGGCGCAGTTTCACATTCTTGGGGCGGGGCTTGGTAAGCAGTTGTATCAGCTTCTTGCCCGCCTTGTCTTTAGCCTTGTCCTGCGGCACCCCGAGCACGTCGCAAAGCATTGCAAGTGAGCCGGGAAGGCTGTGCTGCATCGCGATCACCATCGTGTCCGTAATTTTATCCACAGGTATTTTTACGCCGCAATGACGCAGCACGGTGCGGTCAAAATGGCTGTTGTGCAGCACCACTTCGTCGGCCTTGTCGATCATGGCTTGCAAGTCATCGCGCCAGTTCGGGATGTCCTGCGTGTCCCAGACATAGACAGGTTCGTCATCCCACGCCCACGGCACAAGCATGATCTCGGCGCCCTCCGCGTATGCGTGGGTGCCGTGTGTGATCGGTACTGTGCTGAAGGTTTCCGTGTCGAGGAACAGGGTCGCCATCAGCGCTTACCGTGCAAGATTTCGCTAACGCGTCCGGGATTGATGCCGTGCGCTTCGGCCAGCGCCTGATGCGACAGGTCCGGGTGCTGCGCTGCCATGTCGCGGACGCTCTGGCGCACCGCTGCGGTGACGCGGTTGCTGGTGACGGGCGCGCGCTCATACTGGCGGCGACGCGTCTCGTTCGTCAGCGCCTCGATCTTGGTCGCGATGTAGAGCTGCCGCCGGGCGAGGCGCTTGCTCTCGTCCGTCAGTTCGAAGATCAGTTCGCGGATTTCTGGGATAGTACGTTTCATGCTGATAACCCTCCGTTCAGGTGGGCCGTGCCGCAAAGTTATCAGCAACGGAGGGAGACACCCAACGTGCGACACGGCCCGCCTGAAAGGAGGGTGCGGGGGACAGCTTCCATCCGCCCCCGCACCCGGCATATAGCCTTAGACTAGGTCTAGGCCAAGCGCCCTTTTGTAGAGATCAAGAATTGTCTCCATTTCGCGCCGGTCGTCAGGAGCCATCTTCCGCAGGCGGACGATCTGGCGCATGATCTTGGCGTCGTAGCCCACCGACTTGGCCTCAAGGTACACGTCCTTGATGTCGTCGGCGATGCCCTGCTTTTCCTCTTCCAAGCGCTCAATGCGCTCGATCAGAAGGCGGAGACGATCGTCAGTGTCCCCGTTGTGGCCCATGACCGACATTAGAACAGGTCTTCCGCTTCTGGCGCATTCTTGGTCAAGCCAGCGAAGTCGTCAGCGGTCGTGACCGAGCCGCCGCCAAAGCTCTCGCCTTCAGCCGCAAACATCACGCCCAGAACGGCGCAGTTGATGCGGTTGCCGTCGTCGCGCAGCAGCGGGTACACTTCGACCTTAACGTGGGCGAAGCAGCCGCTGTAGAGCTTGCGGCGAATGCCGTCGCTGTCCAGCTCGTTGCCGAACTCATCGAAGCACTTGGGCTGCTTGTCGGCAGGGGCGCTGGCGTTGAGGCTGAACGTGTTTTCGAAGCCCTTGAACACTTCACCCGTTGAGGCGCTGCGGTATTCCTTCTTGGTGAAGGCGATCCGGCTCTTTTCGGTGAGCATGTCGATCTGCGTCTTGGCCTTGTCCTTCCACTGGGTCGTGGCGACTTCGGTAATGGCGGCGTCAAGCGCCTTCACGTCGGCGTCCTTCGGATCAATGATAACGCGGACGCTGTAGCTGGGCTTGCCACCGTTGACCGAGCGCGGCTCGGCGAGGTTAACGAAACCGATGCGCTTGTTCTTGAGCATCAGGGTGACAGAGCGGCGAGTTTCAGTAGTCATTATTCAGTCTCCAGTATCGTGCGGAATTCATCCGCTAGGTTTGAAACGGCCAGTGCTGGCCGCTTATCCGCCGCCGGAGCGACAGATGGCTTACCCTCAGAGCGCATCGTCAGGTCCATGGCCCGCTTCAAGCGCTTGGGGGTGTCCTTGAGCAGCTTCTCGGCCACCGTCGGACTAATCAGTTTCTGCACGTACATCTCGTCGTCGCGCAGGCGGAAGGACTTCTTGAACATCTCCTCAACGGCGGCTTCGTCGGCCCACGCGCGGTTGCCCTTGCGGCCTTCGACGAGCTTCCAGCCATCGACCTTGTCACCGGCCAGCAGGCGGCGTTCCGTCTCAGCCCGGATAGACTTGCACCACGCCTCGACGAGGTCAACCTTGCTCATGGCGATCGACAGGTAGTTGTCACCCGTGTCGCCATCGACCGTTTCCGGCAAAAACTCAGCGAAGTCCTCGGCGGTGGCAACAGCGCTGCCGCCGACGATCTCGGTCACGTCCGCCAGCAGGGCCGGGCAAGTCGCCTTGGCCTTGCAGAAACGGCACTGCTTCTCGCCGACCTTGAGGTATCCCCGCAAGCTCAGGCTGTCCTCCCGGTTGTCCATGTAGGGTTGATTGGATGCCTCAACCACGCGAGCGGCAGCGTCCTTAGCCTTGGCTCCGAACTCGATCAGAGCGGCCACGGGGATGCACCACTCGGCAACGTGGTTGAGACGCGGCTGATGGATCACCATGGTCACGTACTTCACGTCGTCGCTGTACAGGCTGACGGCTTCGAGCGCGCCCAGAGCGTAGAGCTGAAGCTGCTCGTTGTCCTCGGCGTCCACCTTTACGCCCATGCCGTACTTCAGGTCCATGACGATCAGCTCGTCACCTTTCAGGATCACGGCGTCGGACGTGCCGTAGCTGTCAGCGGTGTCGATCACGCGGCTGAAGTCAACGCGCTGCTCGACCATCAAACTGCCGCCCTCGGCGTATTCCCAGACCAGCTTGCAATAGTCCATGACGTAGTCGGCCATGTCCTGCGTGACGAGGAAGGTGAAGCCGTCCACAGTCATGTGCTCGCCGATGGGGATGACGTACTCAGGGTCCGTCAAAACACACGACGCGATCTCGTGGGCCAGCGTGCCCTCGGCAGCAAACGAGCTGCTGTCGTCCGGGTATTGCGCCTCAAGGACGATGCTGCCGGGGCAGCGCATCCAGCGATGCGCGCCAGACGGGCTGAGCTTTGCGTGTGCAGCCATTAGAGCAGCGCCTCCAGCGCGGCGACCAGTTCAGCAGATTGATCTGCGGGCACGTCGGACGCCTTGGCCACGCCGAACGTGTCCAGCACGGCGACCATGGCATCGCGGCCCTTGGCGGCCACCACGGCCAGCACCAGATCGCGCAGCAAATCAGCGTTGACGGCTGGCTCAGAGGCCGATGCTGGCGGCGTCGAGTTCTGCTCGGTATCGCTCGACGTATCGGGCGTAGAAGTCGAGGTTTCGGACGTAGGCTGGCTCGGCGTAGGGTCCGCAGGTGCCGCTTCGGCCACCTCCGGCATGACCGGATCGATTGACTGCGCGCCGTAGCCCATGCCCAGTTCGACGACTTTGCCGAACTTGCGCTCGGCGGGGGTGGCGCGCAGGCTGCTGCCTATGGCAAGCAGCTTGTCCGCGACTTCGGCGATGCTGTTGCCGGTTACTTCGATCTTAATCATTAGTTCTTGCCCTTCTTTAATGCGGCTTCCAGTTCGGCGATGCGATCTTCGCGCTGGCCGATCATCAGGTTCAGTTTGTCGATCTCAACGCGCAGCTCGTAGACCTTGTCGTCAAGCTGGTTGCAGTCGAGTTGCAAGTCCTTGACGCGCTCCAATGCTTCATCAAGGTCAACGCTGTTGGCGTACTCAGCATCTTCGAGGCGCTCGCTCAGGACGAAGCACAACTCGCAGCCCTTGGTGCGGGCTTCGCTAATCAGGCGGCTGGTAGGCTCAAAACGCCAGTAGGTACGGTCCATGTCAGTGCTCCTCAAAAGTTCCACGGCGTGGCGCCGTACTGCTTGGCAAGCTGGCGCGCTTCGCGCTTGCCCGCCACGTTAAACGCGATCACGTTCGAGCGGTGCCCGTCAATGATGCGGTTGATGTACAGGGTGGGCGGGTAACGGTTCGTGCCGTTGGTGTATTCGGCGGCAAGTACGTTGCAGATCATGTCGGTGTCTCCTTTGTTGCTGATGACACCTACATAAAGCACCCAGTTTACCGGTCAACCCCTCATTTGCAGTTTTTTACGTGCAGAAGATGATTTTTCCATGTTCGACTGCGATCGGCCCGTCTTTGCGCTTCAGCAGCGACTGCACGGCGCGCTTCATCGTGAAGTGCCGCTGGTCGCGCTTGCCCGCGTCAGGCTTGGGCAGCAGCTCGGCGCAGCGGGCCACGAACAGGCGCTCGGAGACGCTCTCCACGGCGGCGTACTCGCTCTCGATCACCTCAAGCACATGCCGCTCGTTGGCCCCGTAGCGCACAACGCCCTTGCTCGGCTTGTCCTCGACCTTGGCCACCGGCAGATCGGCCTCAATGGCCACGCAGCTCGTGATTAGGTCGCCGTCGGCATCGAAGCCCAGCTCCACCACTTCCAGCTTGAAGCCGTAGCGCAGGCCGTCCTCGCCGTCCTTCATCTTTTCCAGATGTACCTCACGCTCGCCGCTCTCGTGGCGGATCACTTCGATCTGGGCGTCGGCCGCGGCCTTGATGCCCGACCAGCCGCGCGACCCTTTCGATGCGTCCTTACCGGCGTGGTGCACGGCCATGACCGTCGCGCCAGCCGTCTCGCGGATCAGGCGCAGGTTGGCCAGCGCGCGGCCCATGTCCTCCGCGCCGTTTTCGTTGGCACCCGGCGTCACCTGCGCCAGTGTGTCTACAACCACAAGGGCGACATCGCCGAGCGCCTGAATTGACGCCAACACCTCGGCAATGTCGTCCTCGTGGAGGAAGTTCGGCGCGGCGGGGATGACGTGGATGTCCACGTCCCTGAGGTCGATGCCGTGGTACTGGGCATACGCCTTGACGCGCTTGCCAAGGCCGCCAGCGCCTTCCGCCGCGATAATGACCACCTTGCCTTTCTTGGCTCGGTTGCCGCGCCACGGCAGCCCCTGAGCGACAGCAAACGCCATGTCGAGCGCCACGAAGGTCTTGCCCGAGCCGGACGCGCCGAACAGCACAACCAGATCGGCGTCAGGCAGCACGCCCTTGATGAGCCAGTCGCCGGGCGGCTGCATCGCCAGCTCGTAGATCGGCATGGTGCCGAAGCGGCCGCGGTCCGTCCGCAACTCAGCCGTGATGGCTTCGACCTTGGCCATCACGCTTTCTATGCTGGTTGCGTTATCGGGGCGGCTGTGAACGTAGCCGTTCTTCTTGGCCATGTGGATGACCGACGCCATGGTGGTCTGCTTGTGCCCTGCGCCGACGCGCCGGTCGAAGCTGTCCCACTGCCCGCGCAGCCCCTCAGTGCCGGGATACGTAATGCCGTCAGCGCTCCACTCGTCCCACAGGTCGAAGCCGGTGTCGTCGCCCTCGCACTCGTGGTGCAGGGCCATGCCGACCCTGATCCAGTCCTCGCGGCCCATGTCCGAGCTAAGGTGGCTCAGGATGCGCTGCATGGTCTCCACGCTCAGGCCGAGCTTCGGCTCGTGCCCGGCCATGAAGTCGTCGTCGATCTGAGCGGCGGCCTTGCGCTGGCCGAAGCGCGTGTCGCACAGGTTCTGGATGATGGCGTTGACGACCGGATCGTTCGCGACCGTGTCCTCTTGGCCCAGTATTTCGCAGACCGGCAGCACGTTGCCCGTGAAGGTCACGAAGCCTGCGTTGCTGAACGTCTCAAAGCCGTATGCCTCGGGCGTCGTGGGTGCCTTGTTGTTGCCGTAGCTGCCCACGCTGAAGGCGCGCACGCCTGCGCCGGATGGCGAGTACTCGGTGTACGTGCGGGCCGCGATCTGCGCGATCTCGTCTGGCACGTTCCCGGCAGCATCGACGCAGTTGTCGAAGTCAGTCGCCGTTATGTTGAACTCGGGCATGAGCGCCAGCCCGACGCCGTCCATGTTGCGCTTGGCGGCGGCGTCACGTGCCGCTGCAAACTTGACCATCTTGGCCCGGTCATTCGGGCTACCGTTGGCACCGTAGCGTTTGCCGCCGTCGGCGTAGTAGGGAACCTTGCGGGGCTTCGGTTCACCCTCGTGCTGCTCGTATCGCCAGAGCAGCCAGCCCTGCAAGTCGCGCAGGACGGTTGGTGCTTCGAGGCGGCGGTGTTGTGCTGATATAGGCTGTACGTTGCCCACGGGTGTCTCTTCCATGGTTAATCAATTGGTGCGCCGACTAAGGCCACCAGTTCCGGTTTTACCAGATAGGCCCGGTCCACACCATAGAGCTGCTCGATTTCCAGTGCACGGGCGGGCGGTACCCAACCCCGCCGCACCCACTGGCATAGCGCCTGCACGGTGACGGGCGGGGTCAGGCTGTCCGCAAAGGCGCGGCGGCTGCCCGCCTTCTCAATAGCGGTCTCAATGCCGGTCATGCTGCGCGCTTCCCCAGACGGTTCTCAACAGTGATGCGCAAGCTCTCCGGGCGGAGGCCACGGCAGCCCGACGCGAGGTCGTAGGCGCGGCACAGTTTGCGCAGCTCGTCCTCGGCGGCGCGCAGATCGGCGCGGGCCTTGTCGTAGCGGCGGAATGCACGCTGCGCCTCGCGCAGCACTTCAAGTTCAGTGGTCATGTTATTTGCCTTTCGGAAGGATGCGGCCCGTCTGGGGGTCGCGCATGTGTGCGTTGGCCAGCTTCTCGCGCAGACTGACAACTACGGACCGCTCGATTACAAGGGCATTGCGTACAAGGTGAAGTTCGGCGCGAAGCTGACGAGCTTCGGCCCACGGATTGAAGATGCTCATGCTACAGTCCTTTCGTCGATGTCGAGGGCCATCAGCTCAATGACGATCATGATGGCTTGCTCGCGGGTCAGTTCAGGCTTCTGGCGCAGCACGTCATGCGCGCGACCGATGATGTCGTCCGCGAGGTCGTTGGCTGCCTTGATGATTTCGGCTTTGGTGGCCATGGGTAGTCTCCTTCGTTGCTGATGAAGCCCGTCTATAGACCCGCACATGGCCTGTCAAGCAGGTGGTTTACGCTGACCCAACGGTGTCGAACATACGCATGTCGGACATCGCACGTTCGATCATCATGGCGCCGATCGCGTCGATAACGTCCGCCACATCCTCCACGTCGTCCAGATTGCGCAGCTCGTCCGTCAGCACGGCGATCAGCACGTCCGTGCGGCACAGCCGGTTCTCGTCGTCGAAGGCTCTGTGCAGCAGGCAGCGCACCTCATCCTCGGCGGTAATGTGCAGCTCCATGTGCTCGTATTCGTCGTCTTCAGTCATGGGCGGCTCTCCAGTAGGTCGTGCATGTCGAGGCGGCGCGCCTCGTTCTCCAGTGCCTGCACCTTACGGCGCGCGGCCTCTAGCTGCACCGGCAACATACGCACGCGGTAGGCCATGTAGCGCTGCGCCTCGTTGCTGCGCCGTGCCTCCATCTTGCGCTCATGCGCCGCGAAGGCCGCAGGGTGCGCCTCGCGCAGCATGGCCGTCACCTCGGCAGCGTTGAAGCGCTTGCCGCTCCGCAAGAGGCGGTACTCATCACGCAGCGATGGCGGGATGTGTGCGACGTGGAAGTATAGTATCTCCGGGTCTTGAGCCACGCGCTTGCGCAGAGCTGCGGAGCGCTTGGCCTTCATCAGCGGGTCGGTCATGACGCAGTTCTTGCACAGGCCCGACTTGTTGTCGGG